GTTGTCTGCCGAGTTACCTGCACCGCGTCCAACAGTAAGGCCGTTGACAACGATGTCAGTCGAAAACGTACTCGGTGCTATTGAGTAGAAACCAGTCCCGTCAGAAGCGATCAAAACTTTTGAACCAGCAGGGATAGTGACACCTGCGCCAGCGGCTGTGGTGCTCCCATAGACATCTGAGTTGTAAAGTGTGGCAGCGTGCGTACTGCTGGTGTTCCAAATGATGTATTGCTTGGGGACTGGCGGGGCGAACACGTTGAACGCTGCGCCAGTCGTAGTGTCGAGCTTCAAAATAGCGTACACGGACTCGTTAAGGGACGCCGTCGGCGTAGGGCCGTCCAGATACGTCAGTACGTGGTTCAGCGAAGTGGTGGTGACTGACAAAGCACCAGCAATAGCCTTGTCAAAAATGTAGTTGAAATTGTTGTTTGTGGTGTTGCCCCACTGCCCGGGTTGGTCCCCAGAAGTGATCAGCTCAACACGAAGGCTAGAAGAATACGTACTCATGCTTGCTCCTTACGAGGTGCTGCCATTTTGCCAGTTAGGGTTCTGATTGTCACCAACCCCTGCCCAACTTGGTGCTTGGGGGTTAGGGATGGCACCCCAGTTGGGGTTTTGACTGTCGTCTATTGGGTTCCACAATAATGCACCAACAAGCACATCTGTAGCAACAGCCGATACAGGAGTGGAAACATTGTAAATACTGCCTGCCGGGGACAGCGCGTCTTGCGCCTGCGAGCTATTAGCAACTGCCGCGTTAAATATAGACGCTGGTGTTGACGCATCGTCTTGTGCGCTTGCGGCTTCTACTACGGACCTGTTGAAGGTCACAATAGCATCAACCAACGCTTGTGCTGTCGCAAGTTCCAACACGCCTGTAACGAGCAGGCGGACGCCAGACACATCATCAACACCTGTCGCTGACTCTGAAACATCCCCTACAAAATCAACAGACGCACTGAGCGTATCGGCGGATGTTGCAAGCTCTGTGAGTGCTGCTGTTACAGCCAACCCCGCAGTGATTACGTCCTGCGACGAAGTTGCTTCAATAACGCTTACAACGTACAGTTTGGCGGCGTCAATGATGTCCGAAGCAGTAGTTGTTTCAGCAGTGGCAACGGCAAACAACAAGCCCCCGGTGATGTCGTCCGCGCCCGTAGCAGTCTCTGTCAACGAAACGGCCATGCTGCCTACTCTGCCTATAGTATCCGTTGCAGTCGCAAGCTCTGATACTGTGGCTGAAATAGATGTGAGCGTGCCGTTGATGAAACTGACTGACAAATAGTCTACGCCGCCGCCACCAATAAAAGCCAGACCTGTATTAGACCCTGCGTCTGTGGAGTTAGCACCCATTAACCACGGCGTGACTTTCCTCAATGTAGCTTGGCTAAAACCTGTCGAGCCCAGTTGCAAGAGATTGCCCGCAACACCGCTTATATTAAAATTGTCAAACTGATTGGTTGTGCCAAGGGTAAACTGAATACGCCCAATAGCCGTATTTGTTAAGTTTGTAAATTTATTAGCGCCTGAAACGGTCAGCGTCCCCGTACCGCCTTGATTCAGTGCGGGATATGTCAAGATATTTGCGCCAACAAAAGTTTTGGCGCTTGCACTTGTCAGGCTTATTGATCCGCTACCTGTAAGCGTGGTGTTTGTGCTTGTTCCGTTCCATGCATTACCGCTACCAGTTAATGTCCACGTTCCAGCACCGAGATTAACTGTTTTAATTGAGGTGCTAGTAAACGAAAATACGGGGCTAGTCACATTGAAAGCCGTGCCAAATGTGCCGCTTATTAAATTAAGTGCTGCTTGGACTGTATTGGTTGTGGCAAACGCATCCAAAAAATTTACCGAACCTGTCAGGCAATCAATCGTAAGCGCCTGCGAAAATGTTTTTCCAGCACTTGTAACCGTCTGCGAGCCGCGTCCCCAGAATCTTAAAACGCCTGTGCCTGTTAGTGTGGTACCCGAACCATTTAACCAATTCCCATAAACATTAACAGGCGCCCCGAACGATCCTATTGTTCCTGTACCAAGCGTCATCGGCACAGTTCTAGTCGACATGTCAATAGTACCAACATTAAGCGTTGCAAAAAAGCTTACTGTTGTTCCGCTAGATGGGAACGTGTCATCAAAAACCGCAGTGTCTTGTGGCAGAGGGTAGGCGTTAAAAGTGCTGGCTCCCCCAGATGTGAACGCCCAAGCGTTTACCCCCCACGATGATGAGTTTGAAGAACGATAAACTGTTTTTGGAGCATCAAATACAACACCACTGTTACCGCCGGCATCTCCAAGGCGTGTTCCAGTAAGTGGCGCAACAGAGCCTGTAACTGCGATGTCTCTAAAATCAACGTTGGTTAAATTTGCCGCCGCACAGTTTATAGTTCTTGTCGTACCGCTAATGTCAGACAAAACAAAAACACGAGTGGCTGCGTTAAATCCTCCGAGGTATGTAAAAGTGCCGGTAATAGTTTGGTTTGCCCCCAAATAGAAATAAGACACGCCTTGATTCTGTCTTGCGCTAATAGTGAAATTTCTATATGTATTAGCGCCACTAATCGTCACATTGTCAAAAAGCGGGTCTGTAAAAGATATATCATAAAACGTAGCTCCGGACCCGGTATTTATAACTGGTACGGAAGATGAAAATACTACTGTAGAAGTACCGGCATTAAATGTTGTATTGGTAAAGCCCAAATTAAAACCAGTCACATTATTTGTTATGGTGACGGTTGATGATCCAAAATTAAGCGTTTTTGCAGATAAGGGGTTACTTGCCGAAAACGACGGGCCTGTAAAATTAAAGTTACCTGTATTAAAAGTACCTCTTTGAACAGAAAATGAACTGTTTAAATTTAATGCAGAACCGAGTGTTACATCTACAGCAACGCTGTTATTTCCAATCTGCACAATGTTAACTGTTTTACCGTTTGATGTAAATGTTTGCGGAACCGTACCTAAAAAAACCCAAGCCCCTGAAGTTTGGGTGAGCGTCATGCCCGTACTAAGTATTAAATCCCCGTAAACAGAACGAGTAGCAGAAGTAACAAGCGTTCCCGTAAAGCCGGTGCAGATGAGCCCCCTAAAAGCAGCGGTTGCCGCCATCGTGATGGTGACGACACCAGACGCCGCAGTGAGATATACATCGTCTGCAATAGTTGGGGCTGAAGCGCCGCCCGGCCCGCCAGAAGTGGTTGACCACCTAGTGCCTGCCGAGGTGTCCCACGTATCAGTCCCGCCCACCCAGTAACGATCTGCCATTGCTACTCCTGTGGAGTTTCAATAGCAGGTGGGGCGACGATGGAAATCCAATTGTCCCTGCGCTGCTCCTGCATTGCTTGGATGTCAGCGTCCGTGAGCGTGTGATCGTCTGGCAAGTAGATGGCGTCAAGGAACTTGCCGTAGGGCGTATCAAACTGAAACTCAACTTTGACCATACCGACCCCGCATCATGCAGAGAGCTGAAATTGGTATGTTACGTTGAGCGTGTCGCCACTGACAACACTGCGGTCCCCAGTGCTGAAGTCTGCCGCCGAAAACAACGTACCAGACGATGCGCCTTTTGTGTCGTTGTTTACCAAAAATGCGCCGCCCACAGTGGCGCTAGCGTTGATAGCGAACGAAGCCGGAGTCGCTGCGTTGGTAACAACGGAGGGGTTTGCCGATGTGGCAGACGAGAACGAGGCTGTTGGACGGGACACGTTGCTGTAAGGCGTAATTTCTGTCCAGCCGATGTGCGAAACCATTGTGTCAGTAAGAGCGGGGGTATTGGACGAACCCGCCCCATACAAACCGATGTACCAAAAGACTGACACCGCACCGCCCGTAAGAGCGGCGTTGGCCATGTACTGCCGACCTACGTTGACAACAAGGTTTTTAGATTGCGCGGACCACTTGAGTGCGCCGTCTTTGTCGTAGCACTCCATGATAAATTGGCCGACAGCTTCAACAGCTTCTCCCGACGCTGCCCCCGCAATAAGGCCGGTCTTAAAAACATCTGCGGCTTTAGAAATTTCAGAAGACATGGTAACTCCTTAGACAATTCGGATAAGAGCAGATGTGCTGGTGTTGGCAGGCATCTGAACGGTGAAAGACACGGTCGAGGTTTTGTCTGAACCAAAGTCCAGCACGCATACAGCACCGTTACTGCCGGGTTTGTAGATCAGAGCACCGCGAGCAGTGATGGTCCCTACCCACGACGGAGAAGAAAAGTTTACGTACACCACACTGCCGTCAGCCGTTGTTGCGCTAGACACAGTAGCTGTAACAACTTGACCATTGGGAGCATAGCTACCACCTGTGGTTTCCCCAAGCGGTGTGTACTCAGTTGTGGTTTCGTTTAGCGTAGCTGCGTTGGTGTACAGCGCCAGACGAAACGTATCCGTGGCAAAGTTGATCGTGCCGTTTGCGAGGCCAGACCGTAACGTGTTACAAGAGTAGTTGCCCGTAAAGGCCATCACTGAACCCCGTTATTCTGCGGCAGGGGCGCGACACGCGCTTGCCCACTGCGGTATGCATCGCTACGCTCAAGGCCATCACCAAGACGTTTAGCCAGCATCAGCGCCTCTTTGTACTTGTTATCGTACAAAGCCATCATATCGGCTTCGCCCTTCATGAACGTATACGCTTCTATCAACGAACCGTAAAGCAGCACTGAATCAAAGTTGTCGCCCAACCACGTCTGGCCATCGGCCGCAACCGTGATCGACTCCGGATAGTAATAGTAGTGCAGCTCTACGTTGTAGGCCGCATCTGGCGTAGGGCCGAGAATAAACGACAGCTCATCCGTGATGATTGTGCCTGTTACGGTAGGCCCAAAGATGGCGTAGTACTTGGGGATCGCTGTATCTGTGGGTTGCGGATATGCTTGCCGGATGAAGTTCACATCCTTGTTGAGCAAGTACTCATACGCACCCGATGCATCAATCACAGCCATTGAATACACGGACAAAAAGTCAGTTGGGCAGCTTAGGTATTTGTTGCCCAAAGACGTAGTACCCGTAACGTTCTTTCGCAATGACGGAAACTGAACGGAGTTGTAGATGCGCTGTTCCGCTTGCCTAACAAAAACAGGAATATTCACTACGAACTCGGGTTCGTAGTTCTGGGTGTAATCCTGAATCGCAGCAGACAGCGCAGCGTAGTTCATGCCGTCGGACCTCTAAACGTCTTACCCTTCGTTGCCGCACCGCCTCCACGGATTTGAATGCCGCTGGTTTTGGTCGGCTCGTAATCTTGGCTGCGAGTGTTGGCCACAGATACATTAGCCTTACGCATAGTCTCCTTGGCAGACTCTTCGCCTACCACAACAGACGGATACGCCTTGGGCTGAATGTACTTACCAATCGGGTCTTTGGTTTCCGCTGGAAAGTACTTGAACTCATCGGTGTTCATGTCAGACCCCTTTTTGTTTGCGACCGGGCGACTTCTGGTTGGCTACCTTGGCCAAGTTGCGACCCATCTTCAGCATGTCACTGTTGGTCTTGCCACCAGCACGTAGCTTAGTCATTGGCTTGCCGGGGTGCATGTGTTTCTCATGCGCGTGAACGGCTTTCTTTGCATTCATGATCGACTCCTTACGTCGTTGCGACTGTTACTGTACCAAGATTCACGGTTAAAACCAAATAGTTTGGGGTCAGCCCGGCGTCAAACGACTGCGAGCCACCAACAGGATTCCAGCCCCACTGAATAATCCTACTACCCATTTCGAGCGTACCCTGAGCCAGTGGGTCAGGACTACTCGTCTCAACAACCTGCAAGCCAGAAGTACCCGATGTCACATAGCTCCGGTCTGGGCGTGGGTTGCGAAGACCTTGTGGATCATCCACAGGATACATACCCAACTGAAGCTGGGGATGATCTGGATCCCAACACTCTGGACACACCAAAAGATCGTAGTTCTTGGTCTTGATGACCTCACGCCTAAGCACTTTAAGCTTGAAGCGCTGATCACAGCGATCACACTGGGCAATCGCATTCTTACCAGAAGCGAACCTATTGCCCATTAGATGGTAGACCCAATGAATTGTTGACGGGGCACAAAGCGGATCGCAGCCTTATCACGGTCTTCATCCGCCGCAAGCTGCCAAGCCTCATCGTACTGTTGCTTCAGAATGTCCAAGCGAGCTTCTGCGCCCGGCACTTTCAACCCCAAGTAGTACGACAGGCCAGCAGCCATGCACGGGATGAAGCGGAACGGGACATCCATTACATTGACACCACCCCCAGCGTCTTGGGTACGGCGCAATCTCCAGTACACAAACTGATAAGTCTGCGCACCATCGGGGGTGGGCCAAACCGTGACAGCGGGCACCTGCGCCCAATACACAGCAGCGCCGTTATTGTGCAGTGCAGCAACTGTATCCTGCTGCCCACGGAAGCAGTTGTACAAGGTGTTACCCTGAATGTACCCGTAGTTGATGATCTCGTTGTCAATCTTGACAAACCCAGTGGCGGGCAGGCCAATGACCGAGTTGAGCGTGATCTGGGTAGCTGTCGAGCTGATGCCCCCAACTTGGTTAATCGAAAGACCTGTAGGAGAATTCTGACCGTTGTACCGCTGTACCCATACTTGGATAGGGCGAGCCTGCTGAATCTTGTTGGGGATCGTGGCGTAAGTAGAAACGCTAATCCGCGTGATGGTCAGGTCTGCTTGAGTCGAGGCTACGTTCCCGCCCGTGCGAATAACATGCTCTAGCAAGTCCACCGTATCGTCCGGCAGTGCGTACGTGTTCTGCCCCTGAACAAGCGGGATGATCCCCTGCTCAATCGTCCATAGGTTGATACCACGATTGGCCCAGTCGGCAAACATGATGTTGAGCGAACGACGAGCAGTACGTAGGTCGTAGCCCGTGCGCATCTCTGAGCCAGCCCGCTCATATGCCTCTTCGACCAGCTCAACCAGATCGAGGTTAAAGGATGTAGCGCCAGAGGTGTTTGCCATTACCTGTACCTTGCCGTCTTAGCCGCCACTTTGGGTGGCTGCTTTACAAATTGTTTTCCAGCCTTTTTGCCCGCCCGCTTGGCACGGGTCGTGGCTGCATACTCGGCAGAGCTGAGCGCCTTAATGGCGTTCTCAGGCAAATATCGCTCCCCCGTCTTGCTTGACGGTTTGCCAGACTTGGTGCGCCACTTCTGCGCACCCCAGTCCTTGAGCGATTGCTGCGGGTCTTTCATACCATTTTGCCGCGAGTCTTACCACGTTGGCAGCAGCCATCGGCACGGCTGGACGCTGTCTTGCCGCCGCTTTTGTATTTGTCGGGCTTCGCGTACTTCTCAGCTTCAATGTCTTCGTCAACTTTACGTAAGATGCGCTGCACTTCTTGGAAATTCTCTTCTTCCGTATCCTGCTGCGGCTTGCTCTTTGCTTCGCTGCTGCTCAAAGCGGTTTTGGCACCTTCAGCCGCTGCGGTAGCGCCAGCAGCCCGCACACCAGTGCGTTTCGCCGCTCTAGTTTTGGCTTCGTCTGCCGCTGCTTTTGCGCCACCTTTGAGATGCGAAGTGTCTTTGGTGAGTTTCCGCAAGTCATCCATAGTGCTTGCATTGCCTCGAAAGGAAGGCAGGCTGCTCCATTTCGTGCCGCCAACTCCACCGCCACCACCGCCTTTGCCGCCCTCAGTGCCGAGCAGCATCTCTTCCATTGGCTTACGAATACCTTTTGGCATTTTGAATACCTCTCGTCACTTGTAACCGCCGCCACGGGCTTTGTACTTTTTGGCCAGTAACTGCGCCTTGCGAGCACTCCACTGACCTGCGCCGGTACCCTGCACAGCCTGCGACTTAATCGACTCAAACAGCGACTTGCGCATGCCCGGCTTGGTGTAGACGCCAGCTTGGTTGACCTTGGACTTGACCTTACCACCCTCGGCGTACTGAGTGAAATCCGTGTCGTCCCGACGAGCCTTCTTCTTAGCCCCGGGCATTTTGGAAGGCATGATCGCCCCCATTCCACGGCTTGCCATCATCTCAGTACACCTTAGCCTTTCGTGCGCCGCGAGCTTTGCCCCAGCCCCTAACAGCTCCGCCTTTTTTCATGGGCTGTGTGTCGGCGCTAAACACTTGCTCTTCGGGAGCCGTAGTAGCAGCAGTGGTGCCGTTGACGTTGACCGTTGTAGATGACGCAGGCGCAGCACCACCCGAAGACGGAAAGGGGTAGGTAGGAGACGAAACCGCCCCACCATCGTCATACCGCTTGGCCTTAGCCATACCGCCCTTGGCTTTCCTCTCTTCCGTGCTGGTAAGCGATTGGTTGAACGCTTTCTCCAACTTAGGGGCCATTTTCCTGTCCTTGGCTTCCTGAAGCATCTCTGCCTCAGCTGCGGAAGGAGTCTTAGCGGGGGTAGCCTTGGGCTTGTCAGCAGGTGCAGGTGCGGTACTAGTCAAAGACTGGTTGTACGCACGCTCCATCTTGGGTGCTGCTTTTTTGTCCTTGGCTTCTTGAAGCATCTCTGCTTCACCAACGGTCATTTTCTTGGGACTTGTGGCCACAGTATCACCTCAGTACATTTTGCACTTGGTCTTGCCTTTGGTGGCAATACCATCACCACGCTTGGATGCAGAAGACATGCCGCCACTGGCCATTTTTTTAGCTTTGACCGCGCCACCTTTGGCACGCAGAGCTTGGCTGCGTTCCTGTATGGTACGGCCATAGTTGGGGTCAGTCTGCCTACCACGCTTGAGCATCTCTGCTTGTTCGCGCTTGCGCTCGGCTTCGCGTGCAGCTTTGCGTTTACGCTCTACTTCTGCACGAACTTCGTCTTCAGCCTGACGCCTACGAACAGCCTCTAGGATGGCCTTATCCTTCTCGCGCATCTGCTGCACGATGTTGCGAGCACTGCCTTGCGGAGTAGTCGGTTGAGCAGCTCGTTGCTCTGCCTGCTGTTTACGATACGCTGCCCAAGCCTCCGGCCCTGCATAAATGCTGGGGGCACCTTGCGCGGGGGCAGTAGGCGTACCAAGAGTAGTACGGGTGAGCTGATCCCTAAGAGCAGGGGAAGTGCGGCCTGAAGCCATAAAATCTGCATCGGGAGATGCAAGTTGGGCGGGGGGAGCAGCAGGGCGAGACCGATTTGCGTAAGCGTCATCGTACCCACGGAGCATAGCTGCATCTAGATTAGCAGGACGCCTAGCAGGGCCAGCAGCACCAGCAGCACCAGCGGGAGTACCAGCGGGAGTACCAGCGGGAGGACGAGCAGCGGCAGGGGGACGATAAGTAGAACCCCCGGGTTCCCGGTCATCTGAAAAATCGCCCGGGGCCATGTCCTGATACCCGCCAAGATCAGCATAACCGGAGCCACCCGTATACCCGGCACCTTCCGCTGACCCCGAGTTGTCACTGCGATACTTGCGCTCAGACTCCCGGTGCATCGCTTGAGGGCTAGTATCCCTAAGCCGCTCAGCATCCGTACCGCGATACTCAACCGGGGCTAGGTTGTCCCCTTTGTCTCGGGTAAGCAAATACCCCAGCGCCGCAAGCGCTGCAAGGCCACCTACATTAGCTGACCTACGTCTTTTAGCCATAGCGGCCTCCTATCAGCAGGCGTAGCCGCCCTTTTTCATACCGAGAGGTTTGCTGCCGGACATCTTCACCTGAGTGCCTTTGGTTCGGCCTTTGGTGACAACACCGTCTTTGCTGGGGGCAGCAGTCTTAACGGTGCCCATTTTAGCCTTGGTGATGCCACCAGTGGCCATCTTTTTCATGCCTTTCATCTCAGACTCCTCGTGTTTGATCATGGACTTGGGAGCGCCCTTGCTCTTCATGAAGGACACTTCTTTCTTCATCATCTGCTTCGATTCTTTCATTTCGCCACCTCGTGAGAAAAACTCTTGCTTGCCTTGATCCGTTTTGGATTTGTTGATTGCCTGCGCGTCTGCGCGACTACCAGACCCAAACCGCTTACCCTTGTCTGCCTTCATGAACTCCTGACCGACAGACTTCGGGACTCCTGCTTTCTTGGCGAACGATGGGTTGTTGGCCACCGCTGCCATGAAATTATGCTGCTTCTTGCTCGATGACGGCATCGCGTTGGGCTTTCATTTTCTGAGCAGCTAGAAGCGGCTGCAACAACTCTTTGTTGAAGTCTTTGACAAACGCATGTGCCCCGACGTGCGGCAAGCTGATCTCTGGGTCGATATACACCGTAAACCCTTCAGCAATTGCACGTTGGCAGAACATGATGTCCTCGCCAATATATGCGCCATCAACCACGCCAACATCAAACAGAGCGTGTTCAACCCGCCCCGGATTCATGGCATCTGCGCCATACGTCCACTCTGGATGGCGTTCGACAAGCGTAGTAATCACATGGCGACGGATCAGCATAAAACCCGTTGCAGCCATTCGGGCTTTGAGAAGACCATGCTCGTCCGTTACCGGCATCTTGTCGTCGTCCAAATACAGCCCCGCAAAAATTTTGCCGCTGGTTGTACGAGACGGGTAGGTGCCTGCAACAACATCCTTGCCAGTGCTGACTGCCATGAGGCGCAACACCGCGTCTGTGTTGATGACCACATCGGCGTCAACAAACAACATGTCAGTGCAGTCTGAATCAAGAAACTGCTTGACCAGTATATTCCGTGCGCGGGACACGATAGAGCATCCGGTCACCTCTGCAAACGACAGACGAGCACCGTAGTGCTCAAGATGACGGCCAACACTGGCCAGAGCAAAGGCAGTACCAATGTTCACCTTGCCATCGTAGCAAGGGATCGCAATCATCAATTTGCGGCCCGCCAAACTGAAAGACTTAGCTGTCATCTGTTCTCCTTGTTAATTGAGCGCACTGCGCTGCTCCTTCATGAAATCATCAATCTTTTTCTCTAGTCGGTCAAGCCGATCTAGTACGCGGTTGATGTCGGTGTGTACCTCTGCCTTAGTGACGTACTCCTTCGCAATCTCCTCCCGCGTGCGGTTGAGGAGAATTTGAATGCGCTTGACCTCGTCCGTAGACACCTTGACCCAAAAGAGCATCAAGGCTGAGACGAGGGAGAGCGCGGCGTTCCACAGCGTCACATCCATTTCAATACATCCTGCCCCGCGTTTTACCGCGCTCAGCGATCCCATCGGCTCGCTTAGAGGCACTAGGCACCTTGGAAGACTTAGGCGAGCTGCTTACTTTGCCACCCTTCTTCAGTCCAACGATCTTGCGCATGATCTCCTCACCACCGGCTTTATCTCCAGCTTTCATCCGCGCAATGGCATCTTGCAAAGTTGGATTTGCTGGCATGGGCGGGCGGCTAATTGCTGGCAGACCAACAGTACTGCGCATGGTGTCGCTAGCGCCAAGCCGGTTACCGGACTTTAACTGCCCAATCGCTGTGGAAAGATTAGGCTGTGCAGCGGGAGCAGAAACCGGAGGACGAACAACAGGAGCTGGAGTAGAAGCAGCAGGGTTTGCCACCCTGCCAGCAGGTGCCATCGTAGCAGGAGCAGCCGCTGGGTTTGCTACTCTGGTAGCAGCGGCAGGAGCCGGGGCAGGAGCCGGGGCAGGAGCCCGGGTGGGGGTAGCAGCGGCGCGGCGTCTAAAAAAGGGCATGATTTACTCCTAGCAATTCCAAGCCCGAAGGCTTTTGTTGATACGACTGTTGGGGTCTTTCTTGGCTTTCTCGCCGGTCAGCTTCTTCTTCATGCCCTCCATGCGGGCACAGAAAGAGTCTCGGCGTGAGCCGCCCTCGGGCTGAGGGGGCTTGAGTCCCGGCTTGCCCGGGTTGGCCTTGTTGTAAGAGGCTCGCCCCTTGGCGTTGAGTCCGCCCTTGGGGTTCTTGCCTTCTTTGCGAGTCCATGCTGCGGTCTTAGCCATAACGAACACTCTTGCTGATTTCAAACAACCGGGCAACTACATTCTCTTTGTACGCCGCCATCTCATTTTTGTCATGAAAAACAATTGGGGCAACAATTGTGGTGTAGTGTGGGTGTGACGGAGGAAAAAGGCTAACGTGGGTGCCTAGCTGCATCATGCTATAAACCAACCCAATAGAGTCATTTTCTCTGTACCACTTGTGCGAGTACTTACTTGCAAGCGGCTGAATAGTTTCTGTATAAACCTTTGGGCCTGTTAGAGAAAGAACACCAAGTTTGCCAACACCATATTTCTCAATAGAGTAGCCGTCTATGTTTTCCAACACTCGCTCAATCACAGCTTTTAAGAACGGATGTTCTGGTGCCGCAATTACATGCCACTGCTGGTACTCTCCGTACGGATACTTGTTGCTCATTCCCCACTTGCCGGTAGGAAAACTTATCCAGTGTGCTAGCACGTAATCCTGACCGTCGATAATTTTGTCCAAAGGCTGTATAGCCCCGCTTTTGATGTCAAAGTACGCGCCGCCAACTTTGTAAATCAGCAGATACCTAAACAAGTCGGCTCTGGCTGCACCGTACAACGGATTAATTTTGTTGTACACCCTAAGCACGTTGGAGTCATAGTTGTCCTCGATGAAATCAAGAATGTCTTGATCATCATACAGACGATACTCCCAATCAGGGTTTAGCCTTTTAAGCACCTCCTGCACATGGAGAATTGGCTTAGGCAAATCATCCTTCCGAATGTACGTCTGGTGGATGATCTTCGGGACGGGCATGGCAGTCCTCAACCGTAGAAGATCGTCACCGCAGCAGCACTGCCTGTGTCGCAGTAAACGCCATTGAGGGCACGAATGCCTTCGCCGGGGATCACAATCGTATGGCACCCCGGTGCCGTCACGCCAACGGTTAGCAGCACCGTGCCAGATGCCGCTGAAGCGTTGTCGTAGAGGACGATGGGGCTCGACCCGCCAGCAGTCACAGACACATATGCGCCTTTGATCCGCACAGGGTATGGGACCATCGCCGCGTCACTTTCGGTATACGCGGCTTTTACGTCATATTGCATTGCCATGATTTAGCCTTAAAAAATGCGAGAAGTTGTGATGTCACCACCGTAGTAACTTGCGGGCCACGCCACAAATCTAGCAGACTCACCATCTATGCCAATATACACGATTTGAATATCGGCATATTGATCAGAATTATCCCCGTTGTTTTCAGCATTTACAACAATACTATTTGCGCCAGAACTTGATGGGCCAAGCGTCGTTACGCTATTTGAATAGTAAATGTTCGCTGTCCCTGACATGTATTCGTATGCTGCCCCCGGTACATCAGGGAGGGTAATAACCGCAGCCGCGCCATCACGGTTTGCCGTGCTGGGAAAAATGTAGTGATATACCTGACCAACTTCAGTTGGGACGGGTAGCGTAATATTTGTCTGAACGCCGGGGGTCCGAAAAACTACAACGGGGGCGCTACCGCCGCCGCCACCGCCAACAGGCGTCCAGACGCCATCAACGAGTTCTTGGAAGCCGTTTTGGGACCGAACCGGCCCGTTGAAAGTTGTGTTTGCCATGATTTATTTTTACAAAACAAAGTTATACATCGTAAATTGATACGCAGCCAACGTACCCCCAGATTCAATTTCACCTAAATAAATGATATAAAACGTGGTTTGATTGGATACATCTAGGGTAAGAGTATCATTTCTAATAACAGAATTGACATCATCTGGATTAGAAACATTCAGGCCCAAAAATATCGCTCCATCTTGCCCCGGCAGCAGTGTGGGTGTGATCGCAACTTGCCCGGACAACGCACTAAAAAATGGAGTGCCAGCCACGGTATATATCGTGCCAATCTCGGCGGGGGCAGGTAACGTGACTGTTACGGTAGAGCCATTTGTGGGCGTTGGAAAAACAATTGCTGTGTTGCCACCACCGCCAGCAACGGGCACCCAAGCGGAGCCATCCCACTCTTGAAAGCCGTTTTGGGACCGAACCGGCCCGCTAAAAGTTGTGTTTGCCATAATTTATCCTTGCTTGGCGGGTTGTTGCGGCATGTGTTTGGCCCACCAAGCCTTCAAAGCTGCGACTTGCTGGGGCGTGAATTTGGACAGGTCAATCATGATGTGTTCCTGTTAGGGGCCGGGGGCGGGGATGAACTGAGAATACGGGTACGCCAAAGGGTTTGCTATCGGGAAAGCGGTTGTAATTGGTATTCCAGTTATATTAAACACCGCGACCACACCAAACCCCGGAACCGTTATATCCGGTACCCTAGTAATTTCTAAAAAAGAACTTGCGTCTTTTACAACGCCATACACATAGAACGTGTCAACCGGATTTCCACCCGTTGATACAGAAAGCCAATACGTTGTTAATGTGTACGCAGGGAAGTCTCCTGTTTGCACACTCATTGCAAATGAGTTATTAAAAAGCGCACTGAGGTCGGTTCCTGCAATAGTGGGGACTTTAATTGCCCATACATCACTTGAACTGCCGCCGTTACCTTGAAAAGCGCACCTATCCCCAACCGCCATCTGCGGCATTTGAACAAATGTGCCTGCTGTAGGGCCAGACGGGGGGTCTGCGTCTTTGTTGTCGGAATATCGGTTATCTGTATTACCGTATATATCAGTGTAATCTCCTACCAACTGAATATACGTCACGCCGCCACCGCCGCCAGCGACGGGCACCCATGCGGTGCCGTTCCACTCTTGGAAGCCGTTCTGCGATCTGACTGGGCCTTTGAAGGTCGTATTCGCCATTTGATCCTCACATGCGAGTCGGTGGTGCTCTGTCTACATGTCGCCAGCCGGGGCTGTCAGAACACCGAGAAGTCCCGGGTTGAAGTCAATATACACTAAAAGAAAAAGGGGCGCAAGGCCCCTTTTTCGTGGACGACCGGGAACTCCCAGTCCAGCTCATCAGGTTGGGCTAACCGAACCTGAAGTGCCCCACATACCCAGCGGGTCAGACCAGCCGAACGAATAACGCTCGCGGGCCTTGTAGCGGACGTTGCCAGTGTCAAAGTCACCGTCCATCGAGTTCTGGAGCGGAGTCCGCACAAAGTGCTTCATGCCGTTCGGAACGTCGGTGGTCAGGAACCATGCATTGGTGTCAGTCAGCCAGTGGTTGACGGTGTAGCCACCGGGGATTGCGCCCATCTGCTTGATAGCGTTGATATCGTTATCAGCAGACTCGACCCGCAGCTCAGTGTCAAGCAGACGCTTGGCAACGAACATCAGGCTCGGGGGAACAATCATCTTCTTGGGTTTAGCAGCGATCAACAGACCACGCTCATCCGTCCAAGCAGCGATCTGAATGATGGCGGCTTCCAGAGAAGTCTCATTCAGGTCAACTTGGGTAGAAGGAGTGTTGGCATTGACGCCACCAGACACCAGCGGGTGGTTCGTGTTGAACAAACTGACGCCATCGCCGCCCGGGTAGGCGGTAGAGAAGCCATTGTTCAGCACAGCGGCGGCTTTCACCTGCTTGGTGTAGGCCATAGCACGAGCCAGCGCTTTGGTGTAACGGCTCGAAAGCGAGTCGTACAGGTTGTCTTCAATCGCCTCTTCGGTGATTGAGAAACCCAAAGCAATGGTTTCGTGGGTGTAGCGAGTGGTCCAAGCTTCCTGCGCATTGTCATAAGCAATCGCAGAGCCCTCGTTCTTCACCGGAGCGGCGGAGAAGCCAGACAGCTTGGTTTCCTCTTCAAACGAACGCTCGGAACTCTCACTTTCGTAGATTTCCTTGTGTTCTTCACCGTAGCGAGCATACTCCATTCCGAACAAAGCGTTCAGGCCCGGCAGGAGTTCCTTCAATAGTTGGGCACGAGAAATAGCCATTTTAAGTCACTCCTTAAGTCAAAAGCGCGGGGCCACGATAAGGCTCGGGAGAAATTGCCGTCATGCCAGCATTTTTCATAATAACCCGAAGCTCAGGATAGCCTGTTGCAGTTTCCGAGGCCGGAACCACTTCAACAATCCGCACAGTACCGCTAGTGCTTGACGTTTGGATAGGCGGCAAAACGCTCATGAAAGAATCACCAGTATTGGTGTTTCCATCAGTTCCTTGGTAACCCGGATTCACGTTTGCGTCCATACCGATAGCCCAATACTGAGCTTCACTGACCGAGGCAGTGGTGGTATCAGTAGTGTCAGTCACCACCACTTGGAACAACGCCATCGGATCATCAATGATGTAACCGATGGCATCGGGCGCTGCGGTAGGGCCGGGCCAATACTGCGACCACGTAGGCTGCTTAGTCACCGGATTGGTAAAAGTGCAACCAACAAACACGCCATAAGGCGTAGCGGGGTATCCGTAACCAGTGTTAGGAAGCCAACGTGCAATACGAGCACCATCAACATCAGGGGCTTGCTGCATATAAACCAAATCACCGTAAAAAATAGGCGATGCGGCTACAGTAGCAGAGTTGATGTAACTAGTGTTTGCCAGCTTTAGCTGGCGGGTTGCTCCAGCATACGGCTTGCCGTCAGCAGAGTTAACTGCTCGGAAACCGTAAGGAGCGGCTACTTGAGGGTAAGCCATATTTAATCTCCAAAAAGTTAAGAACCAGAACCGAAAGTGACCTTGGAGCTACGTTCAGAGAACTTCTCCATCCGTCGATCATTTTCACTGAGGTAGGCGTTGTCTACCGATTCCATCTGAGCCTTGTTTTGAGCATCGAAGTGTTGCATACGCTGCTCCAAGAACTCTTCAGGGATACGGCAAAGCATCAACCCGCCAATCTCAATGCCGCCCTTGAAGCGGCCACTGTCAATAGCGGGCAACATAAGCTCCGGATATTCCTCTGCTTTGCAGGGTTCGTATCCTTCGCGCAACTTACTAGAGATATTTTTGGGGTCGGCAGAGCCCATAATGCTCAATCGAATCCAACGATGCTTCCAACCCGGACGATGGTCGGGAGAAGGAAGTGCTTCCGGATTACGCCACGCTTGGGGACGCATGCTTTTTTCACGCGACTCCATTGCACGAGGTGCGCGGTTCTGGCGCTGGGGAGCGTCAAGTTGACTCAGATCATCCATTATCCACCTCTATTAAGTAAAGCAACCTGTTTTGCGTATTGCTCCAAAGGTACCCCGAGGCGGCGAGCAATCGCGGCTTCGGAAGCCTTTAGCTTCACACGGCTAGGCGAAGAACTGCGAGAGGCCGGAGCCACCACAGTTGCTGGTTTTGTAGCACGGCGTGGAGGCTCATCGTCCTCTTCCACCGGAGCTGACCTCTTTCTTGGAGGCGGGTCATCTTCCTCTTGGCTCTGAGTTTCAAAGTACTCAGGAAATCTTTTTCGCATGGTACGGTCAACGGTCTTAAAGTACTCTTCCGTACCTACATATTCCGCACCATACTCCCGCTGCAACTTCTTGTCAATACCCATTGCAGCCATCGTCATTTCTTCATCTGGGCCAAACCAATCGCTGTTGGTATCTAGCCACCGTTGAGTACGGGGGCTGACTTTAGGTGCAGCAGGTTCAGCTCTAGCGGGGCGGAAATCGTCTTTCTCTTCCACCTCAATAGGCTTGAGCGTTTCTGCCTTATCGAGTTTGACAGTAGCTTTAGCAACGGCTTCTTGCGCAGACACAATTGCGTCGGCATCGCCAGCCTCATACGCCTTACGATACCGATCTTTGGCGGATTCTAGCTCTGCCTGTGCGGCGGTTTTAGAAGTCGCAATATACGCCTTGCTACCGTTAGAAAGCTGCTGCTTGAGGCGTTTGTTTTCCTCAAACACCTGCTTGGCAAACTGCTCAGCAGCCTCGCGCTCGCGCAGGGCTTCTTCCTTGGCTCGGCGCTCGTCGTTGTAGCCTTTTGTAAACTTTTTAAGGCGCTTCTGGACTTTTTCGTCATACGAAGCCAGCTCATCCTCAGTCACCTCCTCCGGAGGCTCAGCCATTGGTTTGCGCCCACGATCCGCAGGGGGAGTATCGTCTTCGATATCTATTGCAAGTTCGTCTTCAGACTCGTCCTTCTTGAACTTCTGTTTGTCTTCCTG